GACGTAGCCAATGGATTCCCAAGTGAAAACAAATACTTGCGTAGTACACAACAATCAAAATTTATCGAATCAGCGTATGCACACGATATAGCAAACAGTCAAGCGAATTTCTTGATTGAAGACCCAACCACAAGGGGTAACAATAAACAGTTGATGGGTAAAGGTCACGGTCACTTTGTACATTCAGGACTAATGTATGGTTATAACAGTAACATCTATGCTGTGAGCGACAATGCGTTGCCTCGTGTTGAACCTGCTGTAGCATCAGTATACTGGGCAAATGAAAAACACAAAAACTCACGACGACCAAGTAAGGACAGATTTGTTGAAGCACTTAAATTGCACCGGTTATCAAAAAATCCGTCTACATTTAGTTTTCGTGATGCAAGTACGTTGTTCGATACACCTGATGGTACACGTTGCATCTCAGCGTTCTTGAGTTTGAAAGGTATACGCTCCTCTACTCTCGATTTAGCGACTCATGAAGAAGACCGCTTAGAACATCTACCACATTGGACTGAAATGGACTTTGTACGTCGCATGGTCATTGATTGTGGTGAAGTTGGAGTTAAAGAGGGTGTTACAGATATTGAAGCCGCTACTCGTGAAATTGTTCGTCTAATCAATCAAGGCGGAGCAAAGAACGGTCGAACTCATGCTCGTCGTCCTTCCCAACAATATCCCGGTGAAAGTGAAAGGCTTGACCTTACACGTATTGGTGTACGACAAGACGTGACTTCCGAAGCAAAAGACCCCAGTAGCGCACATATTAATGCCGATTTTGCCGCTACTGGTTCAACCTACGACCCTGCTCCGTGGTGGTTTGTTGATGAAGCATTTGACACTCACGACCGTGGTAGCCACATGGGATATGTTCGTGCTCACATTGGGCGTGTTGTTGAAGACATGGACGGGAACGAAGGCTTTTCGATTATCATTCACTCTACTGTACCCGGTGCATCAGGACGTAACTTCTGTGTATGGCTTGACAACAGTAAAGGTCAATCAAACTACAAGCCACAATTTCTCATTGGACACGGTGGCCGATTCCGTAACTTTTGGTGTCAGCCCGATGAAACACTGGGTGAGAACATGCACCCAGCCCCAATGCCTCTTAACAAGCATGGTCGTCCTTTTGCTCCTGTTACAACGCTTCGTGAGTACGTGCTTCAAGAGGAGCCTGATGAACCCTTTACTAACAATCACGATGTGGGTAACCGTAAATCAAACAACTCATCAGAAAACCGCAATGTATCGGCACGAATTGGTGGTATCAATCACAATACAGTGTCGGATGAATCATTTGAAGTTCAAGGACTTTCAACCAATCTTGTCGAGGGATTGCGAGCAGGTAAACAAGCAGTAGGGCGTATCAACTTCGGCGGTCTTGTAGCATCAGGAATACCCGGTTTTGCACCCGATGCTGGCACGCATGGTTTTGGTCGTAGAGGCGATGAGCGATTTGACTTCAAGTACGGTCAAGCCATCAAGTTTGGCGACAGTGACCCTACTGCGATTACTGCATACACAACGCATGTCAATCCAAACGATATAACAGAAGATGCAATTGGTGATTCACCATTGTATGGTTTTAGATTTACCGACCATCGAGGTCGTGGATATGGTGTGCGTTACGTGTACCGCAAATTCGGTGAATCGTTTTCTGATGAAAACACGACTTTACCTTCAACCTTAGAAGATGAAGTTATCATCCATATCAATGACGACGATGTTTCAATGGGTGGCTTTTCTCTTGGTGGACATATGCTTGGTTGGGGTGACCCAACTGGTCGTTTGGACGCATCAGGGCTTCAACTTTCCAAATGGCGTGGTAACCGATGGAGAGGTATGTATGCACCAGATGCAGGTGTTGATGCTCAAGTAACATGGGACGGCACAGCAAACACACTTACTGTCGTGTTTCAAGCACCATTCAATACTGGTGCTTCTTCTTCACCATTAGCAAATCATCCTGATTTACTTGGTTATCTTGGTTATCCTCATTCCAATGGTGTTATACATCTCCATGATACATTTACGGGCACATCTCAAGATGGTTTTATTGGTAATGTATTATCATACGAATCAAGAACAGTCAATGATATTACGGGAACGCATATTTTCTATGGAGTACGTGGTGAATCATTCTCATCATCTCACTATGTAAACAGTGGAACTGTTACAAATACAGCAAGAACACAACCACACGCTTCAAACAACACCATGCGTGTGTTACTATCATCACGTATTAACTGGACAACACTGGTTACCGACGAAGTGCTTGCGTACGCTACCAACGTGGCTATCAATCATCCCAATCCAAATCAAGAAGATGGAATAGCAGTTGATGTACGTCATTTGTACGCTTGCGATGGTCGTACGCTCGGTGAATGGGGCGTAGCCGAAGACGCAATCATTGTACGCTCGCACAATCCACAACGTGGTGCTACGCCAATTTCACGCATGTTCTCTTCAAAACTGCATACCGACTATGCTATTCAGGCGGCTCATCTTGAGTACGGAGAATATGAAACATTAGCAAAGGACGCTACTGGAATTTACGCATTCAGTTCATCATCCGATGCTGTGCATCAACCGATAAGTGATGCACTACTTGACAAGAACAGACAAATTGACGCAGGGTATCTTCCAAGAACAGTACTGCAAATTCGCACAAAAGGACGAGGGTATCACGCCAACACTCCTACGCCTATTCTTGTCGATTCGTTTAATGACCCTGTACCAGTCGATACATGGCGAAAGAATCTCAAAGGTATCACGTTTACATCAACAAGCGGTGACCATATTTTACCTGCGTTAAACAATGACATGATACTCATTGATGGTTACAATTCATCAACTAAAGTCTTCAATACACCGTCTTCATCTTATTCAATTACTCATGCTCTTATACCAGCAGGGCAAGAATCACACACAATAGACAGTTTCGCTAAAGAATTATCCTTTGGGGAACGAAAACGATTCTATTACACAGATAAACAATTTGCATTGCTTGCATCAGAACAAGGTTCAAACTCATTAACGAAGATAGAATTGGAAAGAAATGATTTTGCAAATGATGATTGGGTTGCCAATTTTACTGGTACACTTGTTTCAAAAGACCATATATTCATGCGTTTTGGACAACAGCAAATTGGTGGTCGTCGCTCTTACGGTGCTGTAGATGCTGAACCGCTTGTTTACTTCAAGGGTGCAAAGGACAGTAATGACCATTCTGTTCCACTGTACTTTGGTGGTGGTTTTAGTGGTGTGGTGTTGGACATTAACGATGGTACAGAAAACGATTATTCATCGTTTTACACTCATCCATACTCCAACGGTCCTACAGGAACAGCAGGTATACAAAATGCCAATGAAATTTCTACGTCTTTTGCTATTGTAGACTGTAATGCTTTACTTGCTTTCTTCCCCGCTACACCGTTGTTAAATCAACATCGTGGAAGTCTTTCGCACCCAGTAGCCAATCGAAACAACATACTTTCACCTGATTTAGCAGGTGGTGCTCAACCTCCACATCCTAACACACCAGCACATGTGCAAGCAAGATATACCGCAGGTATTGTACAACAAAAACCATCACCATTGATTTTACGTGTAGCCAATCCAAACGCTCGATACAAAGATACAGACGTTGGAGAAACACATACAACGTACATTATTTTTGGTCCCGGTCAAGCCTTCCCATTTACTGAAATGACAGCAGTAAACACAGATGAACAACCTCATCCCGGTTATGTTGTAACGACTGGAAACACATGGAGTAAAGTACCCGCAAATAAGAATTTACCAAATGAAATTAAAAATTCAGATAATCAATATGGACCACCATCAGCCGCCTATCAAACGGCTCGACAAGTATTTCATTGGAATACAACATGGAATTGGTCACCAGCGCAAGGTATACCAAACATTGGTACAACAAGTGCTGGATTGCTTCAACGACCTGAACACGGTTATCATTACGGTGAACACTTTACTGGAACACATTATCCTACTGCTTCAAATTTTGAGGATTATCGAAAAGCACATCCGTACAAGTTTGTAGGTGCTATGTATTACGGTATCGCTATGGGTGCTGATTTATGCTTCCACATGGACGGTGGCTATCATCCCGGTGGTTCTTGGATGGACAATCAATTGTCATTTAACCCGCCACACGACATTAGTGACTACAAAATAAATCGAGGACACAACATTGTTCACCCATCAGCATTCCGTGTATCAGGAAAACTTGCAAATAATTTCGTTACAGGTGCAAGTAATGAAAACATTGCATCATTGTATGAAGACGAGTTTATTGTTGTCGATGCAACTCGTTGTCAAAATGGTGAAGAGTTGGCAACCATACTTGGTCAATCCATCAACGAGTTCCCCGGAAGTAGTGCTATCAAAGCAATGGGTGGTACTTTTGCTCCATCAATGGGTAACGCTATGCGTCAAGACCGATATGGTTGGATTGAAATGTCATTCGGTTCATACACCGTTGATGGTACAGCACCATCAATAAATTCGTCTAAAACAATTTTAAAGGCAACTATCGGAGGTGCAACCCAAGCAACACTTGAACAAATACCTGCATGTGGATGGCTTCGTACACCCGATGGTGGTACGACTACTGTTGGTTCGGGCGACATACCTACGTTTGCACCTTATCATAGTCGAGAAGTTGTATCAGATGGTAGTGGTGGCTTTGATGTACATTTCTTACTCGCTCCAAATAGAGTACACAGTCTTCCTTTAATGGAAAGTTTAACCACTTATCAAAATAAAATTCAAAACGGAACAGTAACACATCCCAATTATAGCGGTGGAAACCCAAGTGCTGTTTACGTATGGTCAAAGGCTGGAGTTCATCGTTTCAATAATGAAAACGATTCAGCACGTCATCATATGACACAGGTTCACTTCAATGGGATAGTTGATGCTATTGACCGAACTCGTCCTATAGGGGCTGTAGGATGGGCTGGAGAGCGTTATTCCTACCTTAATTCTCTCAAAGTGGGTTCAGAACAATACGGTGCTGGTTTAGGTGCATGGCATCCAATGCTTGGATTTTCACCTTATGGGGCAAGCAATAGTTGTATGACAGCGTTTGGACATCTCGCACATAGTAATCCGATATATCACTCTCCTGAAGCATCTCCACGTATCAGCAATCAAAGTAGTGCTGATACAGTAATTACTACACCCTACACATGGAAGTATAGCCTTGCACATTCAAATTCTTACTATACAGGTGCAGGTTTTGAAGGCGCAAAGGACTATACTTTAGGGAATAAACCAGTTACTTATCGTGATAATAGTGATGACACATTCGCATTACCACGTAGCCTTCACATGCCACAAGGTGTATACAGTCGAGCGTTTGTTGTTATATCCTACGAAAGTGAAATGGCACTTGTAGCAAAGCATGATAGGGACGGCATCAAGGCAACGGGTGACTGGCTTTCTGTATCATCGAAAGTCAATGTCGATAGCGTAGCCCCTGCAACTGCTATCACGTTTGCGGGTACTACACGATGGGATGAGCGTATTCACAATCCTGAACGATTTACAGCACCCGCTAATGCTGGACCAAACGTAGAAGCATTGGTGAGAAAGAACGGTTCTGACCCATTTACAATGCCAACAGCCGAATATCCAAGTGCATTTAATTTTGGAGCACCGTTAGCGAGCGATGAAGATTTATACAACGCTGAACCTTGTTTTAATGAAACCGGTGACCTGTTTTACGATATTGACATTAGTCCCGGTGCTTATCATTTAGAATCATCTGCTGGTGTTGAACGAAACTTACAATTGAAATATATTGATTCGGGTATTGGTGATTCCGCAATCACATCTCGGTATGGTGTAAGTGCTGAACGAAGATTTTGGAAAGGTGATTTGAATGCTTTTCAACTTGCTGAACATTCACCAACAAAGAATTTTTCCGTTGAAAATGTTGTATGGAAACGCATGGATGGAGGCAACTTATCACTCCCTGCTGTCAATGCTCGTGGTCTTGGTGCAGTACCATTTATCACTCGTGTGTCGGGCGGTACAGCCTACACCACTGGTGAAAAATTGTTTGGTAACTGTCGGTTTTCGTTTGAAACGACAAACGGTGCTATGTTCCCAATCATTCAAGCACAGGAGTTATCACATCCACAAATTGCAGTTCGACATCCTGATGAGTTACGTAACGTGCTTGAAATACCAAATGAAGAGTTGCAATTCTTAGCCATGTCTGTTGTAGACGACACTGGTCAAGAGCATTCAATCGAAGGTGGTTCACCGTTTGGTACAATCATACGCTCATTCAAACAAATTTCAGACCGTACAGCCGAAGGTTTAGCACCATCTGAAGCGGGAAGCGGCGTTGAACCAAACTTGAAGATTCAACTACCTGATGCTGATGCTATTCCCGGTAACATCATCGTACGTAGTGGATTTGACCGTCTACAAGCCTATCAGAACGAAACAATGGGTACGGGCGGTATGCTACGTCCAAACATCGAAACGGGCATAGAGGGCATCTTTACAGACGCTACAGACGGTCCACGCTTAGGACCGACGTTTAGTGACCATGAATACGACCATATCAGTCAAAACTCCGTAGGCGAAGCCTTCCCCGATATGACACGAAAGGGTTGGAAGTCGGCAACCAACAATGCACCACTGAAGACATCGTACGAACTGCATGACCGAGCCTTGTTCTTCCATATTACTAAGAACGGTAACTCGCACACGCATCGCTATCCTACATTCTATACGCACGCTAACGGCATTACCAATAATACACTTACAGCCTCATCGTTTTCAGGCACTACTTTAACAGTAAATACAACTATCAACACGACATTGTACCGTGATGCGTACGGTGATTCACAAAAGGATGGCGGTGGAACACGTCGATTTTTACGCATATACAATGACGCAACTGGGGAAAGCGGCGTTGCATCGTTTACTGGTATATCGACCAACACGTTTACTGGCTGTGTAGGTGACTCGGCATTTGATGCTATTGTTGCTAAGAGTAGCATAACTTCATTCAGCGTTGTACCTTCGTATTACGTACCGGCTGGTAGCAACCGATTCTTTGCGGCACGACGAATACGTGACCATGCGGAGGTAAGTGGTAACAGTCCTGATATGGCTCATTCAATGTATGTCGCTGGTCATGGTGGACCTAATGTATTGTGCTACGATGCGTACAAGAAAACACGACTTACACCTATGGCAATACCACGTATGGGCCATCACTTTGTTAATGCGACACAAGTCATGTTGCCCGGACATTGGGCGCACCCTGCCTATCAAGGGTTGTACTCCAAACACCGAGCCGACCGTTCAGCAACACAAAAGAATCTTGAGCAAGACCTTATTCAAAGCACTGCTCTTAGTGTAGATAGGGACAATCTACCATCAACAACACTAAATCAACTACCAGTGTATGACCCTATGATAGCGTTTGGGGCAATGACCGCAACACCAAGTGGACCAAGTGATATACACGGTGGTGGATTTACGTTAATGTTTGAAACAAAAGTCAAGTATGACGGTTACGGCGTGTTAGCATCAAAAGGTCAAGCAGGTGTTGTAAACTCAAAAGGTGGACACACTATTGTTTTAGAAGCAGGTGCTACATACACACTCAAACACCACTTCCCCGACCCATCAGAAGTCGGTGCGTATCAAATTATTATTCAACCTAATGTACATAAGTCACAGTTCTATGGTTATCATGAGAATGGCGGTGCTACGGGCTTACCCGATGGTTCAGTCAATGAACTTACTGGACAACAAGTGGCGTTGGTTATTGGTATACGTGAACCTGATTCAGCCACAGGTGGGCTTGGCTTGGTCTTAGCCGAAGCAACAATGGCCGACGTACGTGGTTGTGAAGTGTTCATCAATGAAGTTATGCTCGACCATGACCCTGATTATGGTGGACAACTGGCAAACATACCTCCATTGCTATTGTATAACGCATTAGGTGTACAGGGTACAGAAGCACCCGCATTTACACGACGGAGCCTACCGTATCATCCCGGTATGTTTGTCGATGCTACACCCGGTTTTACGACCAACATTCCGTGGTGGTCTATCGTACACAAGGTTAGCCCTGAAGATTCATCAGCAGTAGGATTCCGTCATTTGACGTGGCACAGAATTGACAATTATTACGAGTTCCTACGTGCTGGTGCTGGAAGCATTGCATGTCAATTAACACTTGCAGGTTATCCGTCCAACTATCCTGACTTCTATTCGACCATATTGGAGAACGTTAGTCTGTCGCCTGTTGCTGTGGTAAAGTCGGTGTCTTCAACGCTTATCACTGTCGATGATGCAAGAGGCTTCCCTAAAGTTCCATACTACGGCATGAAATTGGAATACACTGATGCTGATGGTATTCGACGCACACATACGTATACGGAACGTAGTGGTAATGACGCAACGTACATGAATAAACCGTATAGATTCACCATTACTGCATCGTCAAACTTCACCAATAATCTCACTGTTGGTACGAAGATTCGCTTGACTCGTGCGTATGACTTCCGCCCTGCTGGAAAATTGATGAAGGAATCGAAGTCAAGCATTTTTACACGCATGTTGCCTCAATTACTACAGGGTAGTCGTGATACGAACAGTCTTCACATGGCTGATGCGTATTTGTGTTTATGGAATCCAAATCTTGGCCGACCTCATACATTCTATTCAGATGCAAGTCGTACATGGTTAAGCACAACTGCTGATAGGGCTGTTAATCGAAAACCGCTTAACAGTATGCCTGAACATTACGAAACAATCCATTACCATGACGCTACATATTACAACAGTTTAGGTCCGTTTACTTTTGCAATTAAAACATCAAGACCAATAGAACCTCTTGTAACCAACACTGGTTCAAGTCGAGTTATTGTTTCAACTTCAACGAATGTAATCACAACAGCCGCTTCTCCACCACGAACACCCAACAATAGAATTCAAATTGAAAATGAAATTTTTATTGTGGTGAGTGATAACGGTACTGCTTTAACTGTAAATCGTGACATAACGCATCTTACAAATGGTAGTAAGATATACATTCATGGGGATGGAGAAGCAGTAACATCAACTGGGTTGCATAGTGATTACACGGCTCAAGGTGGTACAGGTGTCATGCTCAATCATTACTGGCCGTGTGGTAGTCGTGGTGGACCGCTTACCAGTCGCCTTGATGGGTATGGGTATGTAAGTACCGCATGGGATTATCCGCAAGAGTACACATCAGACGGCCCTGTATGGGTAGACCATGACGACGATGGTTCATACACTGTAGCACTCGGTTTAACCAAATCTGTGTATGACTCATTTACAGATGCCACATGCGACTACAACAATGACCCTACAATTACAATGGATTCAACAGCAAAACTCGCTATAGGTATGGGTGTGAGTGGTACAGGTATACCGAGTGGGGCAACTGTTGCTTCTATTACCAATGCTACAACTTTTGAATTAAGCGCATCTACCACAGGTGGGTCAAAAACAAATCAAACGCTTACATTCACTCCTGTAAATACTCGACCACGACCGTTTGGTTACCGCTTTGGTTTGCGACAACCTTACAACAAGCCACAGTGGGCTATGTATGGTGCTCGTGCTTATCGAGAAACCGCTATCACTGCATCAAACACCATTGCGGGGTATCAACACGGACCACTTGTACAACAGGAAACACAAACATGGACGTACGCTGGTGGTTCAAGCCTTAGCAATGCAACATACCCGAATACGTACGTTGGTATTATGGAGCGTCAAACCAACTTCTCCGCTATGCTTGGTGTAGACAAACCTGAATGGCAAGTACGATACAGTAACGGTATGCGTATGACACGAGCGTTTGGCTGTCCAGTGCGTGTGCTACGTAACCCAAGTACCGTCATACGTGATTGGTGGGGTGACCCACTTGGTAAGAACATTTCAAAGGTAGATGAAGCAGTAAAGTATTATCTCGTTGATTGGTGGGGTAATACTCGTGGTGAAGACGTACGGCGTTATCCTGTGCGTGGTTTTGGTATACGCCCTGCTTGGGATTGCAGTGACGTGTATGAGTATGACCGAGACAACGACCTAACTCCATACGCACGTCTATGGAACGGTGGTAATCCGTTGGTTAATCTCAAGACACTTGTCGATTTCACTAATTCCAATTTAACTGCTACAACTGTTAATTTTCCACGTATGGCGGGACGACTCAACAACGTGAACAACAACGATTCAGCGAACCCAGTCGATGTTTTCTTCCCAACCAATCCGCATCGTGTTGGTGACATGGGTAACGGTCGAGGTGTACGCTATCCAACCATGTTCAACGAAGATGTACTCACAGACCTTGATGAGCCGTATCACGCCACAGGGGTCGTTCTTTCGCACCATACTGCTGAACCTAACACATCAGACGGGTACGTGCGTCCACGTAACGATGTACTACAACCCAACGAAGTACTGCGTGGTATCAGTGCTCGATTGGGTGTTGATGAAGATGGACTGCTCAAACCTGAAGCCGTAGCAAGTGACCGTGTAGAAGACTTCACTGGTGACACGCCGCACAAGGATGCTATCAGTCGGTCAAGCCCACGTATCGGCATTGACAGCGAAAACATCGAGGGTGTGGATGACAACCTCATTGCTATCAATACAGAAGCACACAGCCTACACACAGACCGCAACGTAGGACAGCGAGTGGTTATGGAGGGTGGCTTAACCGCAGGTTCACAGACACTTACCGATTACGACCTTACTGGTTTGACCTTCGCTGCACAACCACAGGGTGGTGCAATGCGATTGACCCACACCTCCAACTTCAACCCAATGGGTGGTACATACCTCGCTGAAACTCGCAACTTCCTTGCACCTATCAGTGACAAAGATTGGGGCGGTATAAGCGGGTCAAACAAGTCATCAAACCCGTACGAAACAAACGTACACGTAAGCAACAAGCAAACAAACTTGACCGACAAGAAAGTTACTTTCATGCTTAGACCAGTGCGATTGCTTGACAAGCAACACGTTGAGGTGTTCCGACCAAACAACAACCTGCATTCATCATCCCCGCAATACGGTGCAAACTACTTTTCGGCTACTGCTGGTGGTAAGTATGGTATGTACACATACGAGGTGGAGAACGGTCGTGCGAGTTCAGGCTACTATATCCGTAGCACCAATCCTGATACCAATCCGCCTTACGCACCGTTGTACGTTATGGACATCAGTGCCAACGAATCTGTACCAGTGAGCAAAGGTCCGAAGTTACTCGGTATCGGTGAAGGGTCATTCGATAGTTCAAAACTCAACAACGCAGTCACCCGTATCGTCATCAGCGAAAACACGCTCCAACACTATCGTGCTGATGCGGCACGTCGTCGCTCTCGCATTGACAGTGATGAAACAACAAAACGTATGGACTTCTCCGTAGTGCCACGATTCTCACAGGCACTTCATCCAAAAGGACATAAAGGTGATGTAACCTACAACACATCAGACCACACAGGTGATGGCGCATGATTGATTACGACTTTTGCGATTGTTGTACACCAATGGAAAATACATTTGCATTGATGAAAGCAAAGAAAAAGAGTAAGCCGTTTCATGGTTACAATCCAAATCGACATCACAGAAAGGGTGGTTTAAACGCTAAAGGACGTGCCAAAGCAAAGCGTGAAACTGGCGCAAACCTCAAACCACCTGTGACAACAAAGCCGAGCAAACTCAAACCCGGTAGCAAGAAAGCCAAGCGTCGTAAATCATTCTGTGCAAGAATGGGCGGTATGAAAGGACCAACATCGAAGAAAGGCAAATTGACTCCGAAGGGTGCGGCTCTCAAGCGATGGAACTGTTGAGGTGGAAAAGTGTTTGAGAAGGCGTGGCGTTTTCTCAAGGCTTCTCGGCAAACCACACTTGGTGAGTTTCATCCTGATTTTCCAAGTCCTTATGGTCCTGTGACCATGATACGTTATCACCCTACACAAAATTGGTATGATAATTTTGATGCCCATCGAGCAAACTATGGCGATACGTTTGATGAAACAATACCACAATCTCCTCAATCATTGATTACAGAAGGATTGAAAGCAACACCTGCTTCCGAAGAAGCCCACACATGGGAGGCACTTAGTACGGAACTTGACCAAAATAAAGACAACTATCGAAAATTCAAACGATTTGATTTAAGCGGTAAAGGAACGTGGTTTCACCCCGCAGGTATGAACAGACATTCGGTGTTTCAAAGCAGTGCGACAGGTAGGACACCTACTCGCACTGCAATAGGTGTAAGGATGCCATTGAAAGACGTTCAGGGTCAATTTAGAAACTGGACAGACGAGGGACCGGAGGCTTGGGTACAACAAGACATACCACCTGAACGACTTGTAAGAGTGCCTATTCACTGGAGAGCACTACGTCCTACAACATGGGGGAAGCGTGGTAAATGACACTCATTACAAACACAAGCACTGGGCGTTATGACACCGATGCCAACGAGGTTATGGACCACGTACGTAAACCAGTCTTTGTCGATAACGCTGTTCATCATGGTCGCATAAGCGTGCAAACGTCAAACAAGGCAAAGATTACGGTTGAGAAGAACAACACCCGTAACCTGCAAGTCATGCCCCAAACCCGCTATCAGATTGTAGAGAGCGAAGGCGGCGTACAACTCACACACGTACAAAAATCAGGTCACGAGTACACTGGCGTTCCATACTTTAACGGGGAAACTTTGTCTTCGAGCAACATACCTATCCTCCTCTACAACGCCGACAACCCATCCGAGCGCATCGTATTGAGCGATGTTGAGAACAGCACCATCGGTGTGTTTGGTAACCTACGTAACATGAAAGGCCGCACGCTGCAAGACATTGGGTTTAGCAGTGACATTGTAAAACTCGGACAGCCAGTGGACGTGGGACTGCGTACAACGGACTTGGCTATCAAGTTGGGTGAGTCGGTGGACAGTGGAGTAACAAGCGTCAATATCGCACGACCTGAAAGTACAGTCGCAACACACCGTCATCACAGCACACGCTTTATTGCTAAAGACTTCCAAAATACGAACCTCATGACATCACTACGCTTTCTTGCTCGTCATGATGGTCGCATGGTTTTGCTCGATGCTTTTGGTAATCTATTGTATATTCCGCTTACATTTTCCGAGAGCACAATCAATATCACCGACAAACTATCGAACACTACACAATCCAATCCTGTTGATAACACATTCAATCGTGTGACAGTACAAGGATTACCAATGGCTCTTAATGACCTTGTAATCGTCACAGTAGACGATACTGAATCACAAGTCACAGACGTACGTGAAGCACCTGCTCCTATCGTAGACCACACGGTGCGAAGCAAGATGAGCGCACGTAGAGTTGCACGTAAGATACTGCGTGGTCAATCACTGATGAAAGGCTCGCAAACCATCAACAACAACTACGATTCACTCAATGTACGCCCCGGTATGACTGTGGTACATGAAGGTCGAAACAAACTCATCACCGAGGTACGACACTATCCTCTTCAGAACCGTAGCGATTTTGCTCTTATGAATGTCGAAGTTGGTCTTGAAGGTATACTGCAAGGCATCAACGAAGGCTCTACAATAAATGCTAATGAAACAAATCCCGCTACATACATGCAAGTGGTTGATACAAACTTGGCATTATTCGGTAAGGTGGAGTTGCGGTTTGAAACCAAAGTTATCGAAAATGCTGTCTATTCGACCGCAATCTTGATTGGTGGCAACACGAGGGGTAAAATTGGTGGTGGTAACGAACCACTCGGTGGTAACAAGAGCCACCACTTAGCACAAACAAAGGAGGTATATTCATCCCAGTAAGTAATCACCTACGAAGATTGTTGCTCGAAACGATTCGTGACAACATCAATGAGGTTATTATTGGATTCGATGGTACACCTGCTACCAGTGACGACGGCGGGACTGGTCGCCCTGCAATGACCCTTACACCAACCATCACTATTGTAGATGATGCTACGCTATTGGTAGAGGCCATCGTTCCTCAAACTCAAGCATTCAACGAAGCAATCAAAGAAGTCTATCTACAACTACGAAACACCAATGACTTCACACCTGTAGGTAGATTCACAGTTAAACCAATATCGAAAACGACGAGCAACGAAGTTAAAATCGAAATTACAATTGAGGTGGCATAATGACAGGAAACCCATTATCAGGACATACGAAAGGGAACATGACGCTTACGACCCACACCAGTTTGGCTACACCTACTGCGGAAGATGGGTTGTTTGATGGTGAGCACATCATCAGTCCTACGCTAACAAACCTGTACGAAGGGGTGCATGGTAACGGTATTCTTCTTGAAGAAGACACGGCATCAGGCGACAGTGACCGTAACAACCCACTTAATTTAGCGGGTAATGTAAACGGTAAGGCATCGTCCAATCACTACGAAGTTGTGGTACGAGGAGGCTATGCTGTCATCGACGGTGTAGCGTACGAATTTGGTGGCGGTACAACAGTCGATGTAGACATCCAAAATGCAAGCAACTACAAGTCTGTTAGTGGCACTGTATCAGCATTAACAACAGGACAAGAGGCTTTAGTTGTCATCTACGTATCTTCTGTTAATGACACTACAAATACCAACAAGCGCATCTACTGGGAGATGGGTACGCCTGTAAGCAGTGGTTACCCATTAGCCCCGCATTCGTTCCTCAATGCGCCTACGCAAAAGGGTGCATCTCAAAACGTCAAACAATCTGTAGTGCTTGCAGTTTTACGTTGTGTGTTTGAAAATGGTTCAGGTGATTTAAATCTGAAAGTAACTGAAATCAACGATAAGCGAGTGTTCATCAAACCAAGTCCAATTTATTTTACACCTGTCACATCAGGTGCAGTAGGTGCTACGACTGCTGTTGATTCACATACAGACCTCGATAACCTTCATGGAGGAGGAGAAGAAGCAGGTGCATTAGCAAACAGTCGATTAGGAGCGTTATGGCAATCCTATGATAGCGAAGGTAACTTCGTATTGTACTATTCGGGTAAAGATTCAGCAGGTAATCGCTACACCCGAAGAGTGTTTGATTCAGTGCTCACCTCGACGGCTACAAGCATTACTGTGACATCAGCCGACGAGAACGTGCTCATCCTAACACCCGGTGGGACGTGTACAGTTAGTCCCAGTGGTTCTTTCCCTGATGGTTTCTTGCTCACAATAAAGAATCTTCATGGTAGCAACACTGTTAATTTCAATTCTATAGGTGCATTCGGTCAAGTTGTAAAACGATACATCTACGATAGGACAAACAATTCATGGAATGAGATATGATGCCAACGAGTGAACTGATAGCACTTGTTATAATAGCATTTATTGTAGGATTTTTAGCAACTTGGCTTGCTACTCTTGACGATTGAAAGCACTGTCAATCCAAAAGTGACCGCACTCTTTGCACTGCAACATGTGCAGTCGCTTTTTGTCGCCATCTATGTAGCGAGCAGTGAGCCTTCTCGGTATGTGCCAGTGTGTGCATCTTCGGCACTTGACCTTCAAGCGGTCAAGCAAACGTCCCATCACTCAACGCCTCGTCGTGCAATGATGTCATCAATGCGTAGGATAGCATTCGTGACTTCAGCCGCACTAAGCACTGCTTGACGTACGAGTTCGGCAGGTTCAAGCACACCCAACTTGAGCATGTCGCACACACCTCCGTTTTCAACATCAGGACCAACCGTGAGTTCACCCTCCATCAGACGGTGACGTAGTTCAAGGATGGTATCGAGTGGGTCATGACCTGCATTCTCGGCAATGGTCGCAGGGATGGTTTCTAAGGCATCAGCAAACGCCTCAATAGCCATCTGTGCTCTACCCCCTACCTGTGCCGCATGTTGGCGTAGGTAGACGGCCATACGAGCGTAGGCATTGCCTCCACCCACGACAACCTTCTCATCACCAATCACCATTGATACAACACCGAGAGCATCATCAAACCCACGCTCGACCTCTTCCAGTGTGTGCGTAGTCGCACCACGCAAGACAAGCGTAGCCTCTTTGTTCTCCTTGTGGTTTGAATGTACGAACAAATACCATACATCGTTGTGCATCTCACGTACAATGTGTGTTGTGGTTATCTCTTCAATGTCATCGACGGTTTGGTAGATGGTGCTGTTTGTAGCACGCTTCATGGCACGCATAGCGGATTCAGGCGTACGACGTACAACATAGATACCGTTCTTCTTGAGGTACGCACAAACGTGGTCATTGACCCCATCACGCACGAAAACAATACCTACTTTACCATTGAAAGCATCAACGATTTGCTTGGCTCTTGCAAGTAAATCAGCCTTACCCGCCGACTTGTACGTGCTGTATGACTGTGCATCGAGTTGCACTTGCACGTTCTCTTCGTTCTTTTCAACGTCAAGCCCTGTATTGATGAGCATCATATGAGCGTTTTCGCTTATATCAGACTCGTCTTCAATCACGAAGTCTTTACTTACGATAACCCCGTTGAACAGGTATGAGTCATTAACCGAGCCACCCGGAAACGATACCACACGTACAGACTTTGCATCACCCGCTTTCTCAACAGCCGATACACATAGTTCAGCCACTCGGTCGAGCGAATGCTCAAGTGTCTTACCAGTGATTGCTGTCTTAGCAACAGACAGTGTTTCACCACGTCCCTCAGCAAGCATTGTAATTTCATCCTCCAAATACTTAGTTGCCATTTGCGAAGCCTCGTGATACCCACGACAAATCACATTCGGGTGCAAACCCTTAGCAAACAAGGACTCGGTATGTCCAAGCAATGCTCCTGAAAGTACGACTGTACTTGTTGTCCCGTCGTAGCATAGGTTCTCTTGTGTCTTTGCTACTTCGGCAATCATCTTACCACCCGGATGTGACACATCGACTTCACGGAGGATGGTAGCCCCGTCATTCGTTACGATGACGTTGCCGTGTCCATCGACCAACATCTTATCCATACCCATCGGTCCAAGCGTAGACTTGACGGTTTCAGCAATTGTCCTTGCCGCCCGTATGTTCATCGCTTGTGCATTCGTCCTTGTTTGTTCTGTATCTTTCTTCAATTCCAGTTCACCTCAACTTCAATTATTTGTCCCGTATCAACAGCACGAGAACGTACATAGCCTTCGCTCTTGCCGAAACTGTAGAGGTCGTAAGTAAGCCGAGCATCGCTCAAGCAGTACTTCGCCACCTCGTCGTATCGTCCGTTCCTCCAAGCCGTAGGCGCATCTTCGCTGTTCATTAACTTACTGTCGCCCAATGTATGTTTGACAAGGGAATTTAGGTCGGTCATCACCTTTTGTTGCGATAGCGATGCCTTGTTCACAAGATTCTTTGTGTCGATGACACTATCGCTCTTGAGCATGTCACCTGCTGTCCAACAGTCCAGTGCATCTCGTAGCACTGGGAGGTCAAAGGATTTGATGTTATGGCCGATGATTGTACCGCCCTTCTCTACGTGGTCGGATAAATCGTCACCAAGCGTACGTGGGTGTAAGGCTTTGACTGTAGCATCAATTGAGAGGGACTTGTTGCAGTATACATTACCACTATCACCATTCCATGTAGCCACGACTGTAGGCTCAAACGAAGCCGTCTTGTCCCAACCACCTATCTCCCAAGAAAAGTTGCCAGTTTCAATATCAAGTGCCATTACGTCGCTCATCACTTCTCACCTTTACGTCGATAGTACATTCGTCCGTTGCTCTTTTTGCGGTTGAATAGTTTCGGTCCGTAATCTTTGAAGTGACGTTGAACAGTACTCTTGCTCACTCCTGTTTGCGCCATGTACTGATTCCATACGCTCGATTGCATCCGCCAACCGTCACCATGACCATCCAACTCATATCCCGCACATTCGCCATACGCCTTAAGCATATCATCTTGCAACTTGGCTTCCTTTGCCTTGTTGCCACCAATCTCAACAGAATCCTCAAGCCATGCAATGAGATTTTGGAACAGGTCGAAAAGAATCTCGTGCGCCATGTCTACGTGGTCAGGTGTAACCTCCCACTTGTTGTCAAGCAAAGCCATGTGAATTGAAAAGATACCAAGATAATTCTCAATCGCAGGTGTAAAGGATGCTACGATTTCAGACATTGCCGCATCCATATTGCGTAGGAGGTCATATATCTCATCAGACGCTTGATACAATGCCGTTGCAAAATCACTTGAAGCAGTGAACATGTCCCACATCTTCTCTTGTACAATGTATTCTTTCTCTTCATTTGTCATCTCATCCCATTGCGTGAATGTAATCTCACTCATGTTGAGAAGGCGGTCACGTATGCGCTTCTCGGTCGTTGTGAAGTAATCGTAGATGTCGTCCTTTGTGTATTCAACCTGCTTTGATTTACGAAGAAACGTACCCAGTCGAGTGTTGCTCACCTCTTGACGCATGTCCATGTCCCAGTGCGCCCAGTACAGCAATACACGTTGAAAGATACCCTTCGTCAAGACATACTCCTTGACACCCTTTGGTGGGTATGTGGTAATCCATAGCGACACCAGTGAAGGACACTCAATCTTGTTACCCTTCATGTGCTTCACAAGGACGTTGTTGCCGCTACCCACAGGGTTACAAGCAGTTTGAAGATACAGAACAGTTTCTTGACTGTGCTTGTTTGGAGTAAGAAGAATAGAACCCTCATCGAAGTTGATACCCTTGCGCCCTGCAAGAAGCCCTTCAACTGTTTCAAACTCGCTTGTCGGTTTGCCATTCTCATCTAAAACAGCATTCGTTGAACCAATCAGACCTGCGTCTGTACCCGAAGCGAACAACTCGGTTGGTAAATCGACATTCTCCATGATGTCACCAATGAAGTTCCATGCAATCGACTTACCCGTTCTTGATGGTTGAATCCAAAAGACGTGTACACGAGGGTCAAGGTGCGTGTCACCTGTCGGTATACGAATGTACGGTAGTGCCAGTTGTCCTTGTATATAGAAAAAGGACAGTAGCCCCGGTATCTCGTTGTTCATGGATGTCCTCGAAAAGTGATGCAAGTATGCATCAAGAATCGGAAATTTTTGTACTGCTTTGTAATCGGTCGCTTCTGTCATATTTTCACACCTTCTTTCTCTTTGCCAGTTTATAAATCAGCGACGGACTTTACGCTCTTGTCTTACTTCTTCTTCACTTGTTAATACTTTCATCAGTAATTTACGTCGTGCTTCGCCAAGTCCTTTCACCTGCTTCAATGATTCAGGGAAGGCCATCTCCTCGATACTACCGCACTTCTCAAGCAAGCGTTCAGCAATCTCTCGTCCCACGGAGGGTATAGCCATCAGCACGTCCATGCGTATGTCGTTGGACGCTACACGACGTACTGCTTGAGCACCATGCTTGCTTGCAGGTTTGTGCAATTTGTCGTGTAGTTTAACGACAAACATAGCCGCTTCACTAATGTGTGGAGTGTAGAATACTTGGCAGTTGAAATCAGACATAATGCGTGCGATAGTGCCAATCAATTCGCTTTGTACTCGTGAGTATGTAACGTTTTTACTTCCCTTGTTCTTCATTATGCTTACGTGTTTTTCTATAGAACCGTGTACGAGAAGGAAGAACCTTTCGTAATTGGCATCCATGTTGTCCAGTTGTCGCCATAGGTGACCGTTGTGTGATGACTGAAACAAGTCGCTGATGCTCTTAGCCTCAACACATGCCCCGCCTAATTGATAGTCACCGACTACCAGCACTTGTCGTGCAACAGTCATACCTGCTTTTTCAGCACGCCGTTCTACGGACTCGCACAGTGTTCCTCGTTCATTGCTGTCAATAATTAAATCAGGTTTAGCCATTATTCTTCCTCCATGAGTATGTGATGTTTGATGTGACTTTGACAAAAAATGCTGTGCTGTAAACGGAATTGTCTACATGGTTTTCCTTTAGCCGTTAAAGATTTACAATAGTATTCTTTCTGTACTTCGGGCTTACCTTTACACGATGAACATATTCTTACGTAACCTTCAAAATATCGACTTGGTGGTACAGTACCCCTGTTACCACCGCAAATACAGCAAGGTAAAGACGGCATCACAAACCACCCGTCCCATCATAGTAATTACACTTACCGACGCATAATCCTTCGTTGTATAGCGAAGCGCAGGTAGCATGAGTGTGACCCGCTTTGACAATATGTGACACACGCATTGTCGTATAATCACGGTCAAAGTCTACCCAATTTTGTTGTGAACATATGCTCACAATAGGCTCGACGTGCTTCATTCTGTCCTCCTCCTTGACCTTCCACGCAGGGAAGAACATACGGAAGCGGTCGGCAAGATACGATACGAAGTGGTATCTCGCTCGGTCGGTAGGGTTGCCCCCGCCCATAGCCGCCTGTGCCAAGCAGGGAAGAATGTGAATGTCATCATAGGATATGGTAGGTAAATCAACAGGTTTGATGTCGTTCATTGTCATCAGTTGATTCTCAACTATCTTGAACTCCAACGGCTCACCACCCATACTGATGTAGCCTTCGTGTGCATCCATCGCCTTGTCTTGTAGGTCGTCGTACGAGAGGGTCATCAGGTCTTCGCTCGATAGTGGTATCGACCAACAATCTCGTCGTGCATTGTACGAGTTGGGAATGCGTATCATACCACTGGTATCAAATGCTACTGTTGGGTCATTGCACCGCAGTCCACCGATGTCCTTCTCCCACTGGTTCAATAGTATTGTACCTGAATACTTTACTCTTGAAAGTTCAGAACCGCTTGTCGGATTTATTGATTCAGCAAACGGAACCCATACGTGAAAACCGCCACCACTGAACCATACGAAGTGTTCAATGTTCTTACCTTGCAAGTACTGATGAAGGCGACGTACCTCTTCTTGAGGCACTTCAAAGTGTACCTCCGCACCACGATTCTTGAAGTCTTTACAATCAAAGTCCATCACAAAGTGATGTATCTTCGGAGTGTTGTAATCGACTCGGTGGTGCTTCGGTGCTTGTGTTTCACTGTAGCCGTATGCTGTGAAGTATACATTGCCCGAACCGTTCTTCCCTTTCCAGTACTGTTGTAACTCATCAGCGTTGCGTACAATACGTCGCCAACCCTTCATACCATTAGCAGGGAGTTCTAAGACCTCACGAGGGAAGTCTATCGGTACAAAGGGCATACAATCACCGCTTGAGATACATCAAACCTTCAAGGTGTTCAGCCAACATGTTCATTGTGTCAATGATTTTTTCTGCTTGCATGTATCGAGCGTGGACAGTGAAGTGTACGTGATACGGACCAACGTAATCAGGGTAGCCTGTTTCTTCATCCATGAACTTGTCAAGCGTTGTCTGTCTGTATACATTACATGTGAAAGGAACTCGGTTTGGTAAGTTGCCTGTCTTCTGTACCACGATGTGTACAACGTGTTCTTCGTCTACTTTCTCCGATAGGTATTTTTCTATTGCTATTGCCGCTTCTTTCATTGTTCATCCTCCATTATCTTGTCTAAATATTCATCTGTTACCGACCAAAATTCACAGTGTTCTTTGTAGTCGCACCAGTTACATTTGAGTTTCTGTTCTTCAAGTGGCACGCCTTCTTTGAATCGACCCAAGAACGGGTCAGGTGGAAACTCCATAGCGATGTGTGCTCGCACCATCTTCTCCAGTGTATGCTCGACGCTCTTGACTGCGTTGCTTCCTGTTTTGTTTGTTGCTGATTCATAGTGAATGGCTGGTCCAGTACCGCCCTCAATGCCCCCACCCGGAAACTCCCATCCCCAGTGGGTGATAGGAAGATACTCATGGTGTGGACTGTGGTCAAGCATCATCTTGTAGAAAGCCATCTCCTTACGCATGTTCGTAGGTTTGCTCTTGTTGTATTTACCACTCTTCAATTCCATGAGAGCATACCCATCAGACTCACTTGGAAAGAGTGTGTCAATGAATCCTGATAGGTGTACTTTCACAGGTGTATCATCTACGACTACATAGCGGTTGGCATGTATGTTCGCCTCAACACCCGCAGGTCGCCACTTCTTACCCTGTGTAATGATGAGTCGATTGTATTGCCAATCAACCCATTGTCGAATCTGTTCCTCCTCACCGTACTCATACGGTTCGGGAGGTTGTGGAATAAAACTGTGGAGTAACGCACGCCCTGCTTCATCATCAAATTCAGCGAGGTTCAAGACCGCTTGCTCTTGCTTCTTCGATATGTTCTCCCAAAACCACTCCATCATGTCGTGTATGTTCAGTCCACGAGTGTGATAATATCGGCTTTCGCCTCGCAGTCCTTTGAACTTCTCAAGGTAGTATTGTTGCCGACACCAACTGAATGTACCCATGCTTGACTTCGTGACTCTCAAGATAGTACCGTCTTGCAGGTTTGGATTCCATGCATACGTGCTGTTTTGATGCCACAGCATTTCTTCTCTATGGCCTGTTTCAGCATTGTACTCTTCAATGGTTTGACGTGAGTCATCACCTGTTGGATTCCATCTCATATGTGTTTCACCTGCCAAGCCCTATTGCGCTTCTCTCGACATTTAGTACACATCCATGCTCTCGCTTTTGCCTTAGCATAAGCGTTTGTTGCATGACAACTAAGGCGAGGATAACCAATACATCTACCAGTAACATCCATTACTTCGCCTCCGTTTCTTGAATCAATTTTTCAACGTACACAGCCGCATCCATCAACTCTTCTTGGAGGTGGATGAGCCACTCACGTAGCGACAGAACTTCATCAGCCATGCTCACGCCATACTTCTTCAAACCGACTTCGGCTCGACCTTGAATCTTTTCACATACTTTGTCTTCTATTGTACTCATTCCTCTTCCTCCTTCTTCTTCCATAATTCAGAACATCTTGGACCTGCACAGAAGCGGAAGCCACGATGTGCAGGTAAACCACACCCACGCTTGGCGCAAGGGCGAGGCATCAAATCATCCCCCTGTATCTACGTGGGGTGTTACCAAAGCCCACGCTTTCAGTCATCTCGTAATCCGTCAATCGCTTCTGTGATGGAGGAGTCATGTCAAAGAACTCATCCAGTGTAGTCTGTCGCATAATCTTTCCACCGCAGTTACAGCAATACTTTACTTTTGATTGTACAGTTTCCGCTTCGGTCACTTTTTTCCAAAATTTCCATTTACTCATGTCATCACCATCCATACCTCTTCGGTACTCGCAAGTCCGTTAGGGCATCCAAGTTCCAATAGAGAGTTTCGTATACTGATTTGATTTTCGACCGAATCCATTTCTCAACAGTGGTCGTCCAGTCGATGCTGTAGCCCTCCAACTGGTGAGGTTCTTCAAACGCTACGACGTTGCACATGGGTTGTCCTTCGGGAACACCGTCAATAAATACCCATCGTATGCTGTCGCCCTTGTTGAAGTCGGTTTGAAGGTGGAGGTTGGAGTAGCGTGCCGCCTTCGCAGGGTTGGGTACAACCTTGTCGTACTCATGTAAATGCTTGGAGATACGCCCACTTGAGGCAATCTCTTGCACGTCACGCTCACCCTTGTACAACTGCTTGATGAGAGGTCGCACTTGAGCGTACACCTCATCCTCATCAGCCCCAGTACCAATCAGCGTGAACGCTGTCGAAAGAATCTCTTTCGTAATAGCAGGTGCATTCGATGCTTTGAGTGAATACCCAGTGACCTTCATCTTACCCTCGTCTTCGGGAGGGAAGGACTTGATACCGAAGTTGCGGTTCTTGGTGTTGGCTGTGAACCAATACGGGAAGAATGCCTCAAACTCAACATCAAGGTAGGCTAAGTTCATATCGTCTTGTG